TTGCTTCGCCTCCTACCGGATGGCTCGCAATGACAGTTCTGGCATCGTTGTCTTTGTATCCAATGTCATTGCGAGGGGCTTTAGCCCCGTGGCAATCCGGGAGTGGGGGTAGGGCATTCTCTCCCTACCCGGATTGCTTCGCCTCCTACCGGATGGCTCGCAACGACACATGGGAAATGGCGACAAAATCTCGTTGACATCATCCGAACATTTGTACTATATTAACTAGCGACTCAAGGCTTTGCGAGGTAAGACGATGACGCTAACCGACCACCAGACCGCTCAGACCGCCCTGACTACTTCACCGGAAAACATTGACCCGCTGCCCGAATTCTGCCACTACCGCGACGAGGGCTGCGAGCTGGCTACCAGGGAGCTGGGACACCCTTCGCGCTGCGACCGTTGCCCTTTCCCCGACTGCCTCTACGCCGAGCCGCAGGGCCAGCGCAAGTGGCGCAAAGAACGGCGCGACCGGGAGATAGCGGCCGGGTTTGGCAAAGGGCGAACGGTCAAAGAACTGGCCGAATTTTTCCGGGTAAGCCGGCGAACCATCCAGCGGGTTTTGAAAGTGATAAAAAATGGCTGAAAACCTTGCCGGTGAAATTGCCCGCCGCGATACCGAAAGACTCAAGGCTTACCAGACTTTCTTGGATTTTTACCAGGGCAAGCAGTGGCCGGAGCGCCCCCGCTGGGGCGAAAAGCGCCTGGTCTGCAACTACGCCCGGCTGCTGGTGGATAAGATGACTTCTTATTTGATATCGGGCAAGGGCTTTGCGGTTGACGCTCTGGAAGATAGCGACCGGGCCCGAAAGCAGGCGCAGCGCGCCGAAGCCGCCCTGCAAGAGGTCTACGAGATGAACAATTTGGAGCAGCTCGACCTCGAAACCGAGACCGACTGCGCGGTGATGGGCGACGCCGCCTATAAAGTATTCTGGGATAGCGCCCGCAAATCGGTGCGGGTCACCGCCCCGGACATTCAGGGGATTTACGCCTGGCACACCGGGGATGATACCGCCGCCGTCTGGCGGGTGGCTTCAAAATACCGCCTTTCAGCCGAGGAATGCGAGCGGCTCTACCGTCGAAAGGCTCAGGGCGAGACGGCCACCGTCATCGAGGTCTGGACGGATGATAGTTTCGAGCTTTACCTTGACGGCGAAACCGTCGAAAGCCGCCCCAATCCCTACGGCGGCATGCCTTTCATCATCTTTCCGAACCTGCGCGAGCCCAAGAAGCTGTGGGGCACCTCCGACCTTTTGCCGGTGATGGAAGGCCAGCAGGAGCTGAACCGCGCCATAAGCCAGCTATCGCGCATCCTGGAGCTTTCGGGAAATCCCATTGCCGTGCTGGAGAACGTGGAGTCGTCGCAGGACATCGCGGTGCGACCCGGCGCCGTCTGGAACCTGCCGGAAGAGTCCCGCGCCTACCTGCTCGACCTATTACAGGGCGGCGGCGTCAGCCTCCACATCGAGTATATCAACCTGCTCTACCGCAGCCTGCATGACCTCGGGGAGTCGCCCCGGGCGGCCTTCGGCAGCACCGAGCGCGACCTCTCCGGCGTCGCTCTGGAGATTGAGCTCCAGCCCCTCTTACAGAAAGTCAGCCGCAAGCGCGTCATCCGCAGCGCCGTCTATAACCGGCGTAACCACCTTATCCTTAACCTCCTGGAAAAGTTTCGAGGCGAGGATTTCGGCCCGGTGCGGCTGCGCACCGTCTGGGGGCCGGTGCTGCCCCGCGACACCGCGCGGGCGGTAGCCAGCGAGCAAACGCTCATCCAGAGCGGCATCCATTCCCGCCGTAGAGCGATGGACGAGCTGGGCGTGACTGACCCGGAGATGGAGTTCCGGCGCTGGCTAGAAGAGCGCGCGCAGATTTTAAAAATGAACCGGGAGTTTGGCGCCCGAGGCCCCAGAACCTTGCGGGAGAGAGCCAGCGAAGGTCAGGCCGAAGGCATCCAGGAATAACAATTTAAAGGAGGTAATCATTTGTCGGAAGAAATGGCATTAACCGAAGCAGAAACCAGCCCGAAAACGGCAGGCGAGCCATGGACCAGTGCCGGGAGTGAAGAAAGCGCCGGGGCCGCCGGTGTTACCGGGATGGAAAGCAAGCTGGCGGAAAAAGAGGCGGCTCTAAGTGAAACCACCGAGCGTCTTGACCGAATGACCGGCGCGGTCGCCGATTTGGAGGCCAGGCTGGCAAAGGCGGCCGCCAGCTACCGGACGCTCATCGCCGGCGTCCACCCCGAAATCCCCGAAGACCTTATTTCCGGCCAGAGTATCGAGGAAATCGACACCTCGGTAGAAAAGGCGAAGAGCCTGGTGACGCGGGTAAAAAAGGGGCTTGAGGCAGCGGCCACGCGAAGCCGGGTACCGCCCGGCGCGCCCCCGAGAACCGCGCCGGACCTTGCGGGCATGTCCCCGCGCGAGAAAATCAAGTATGGCATAGGAGGTAACAGGTAAATGGCGCTAACTCTTTCCGAAGCGAGCAAACTCTCCAACGACGTCCTGCTCCAGGGCGTGGTCGAAACCATCGTCAAGGACTCGCCGGTGCTCCGGCAGCTGCCGTTTATCGAAATTGCCGGTAACGGCCTGACCTATAACCGGGAATTAAGCCTGCCCGGCATTGATTTTTACGATGTCGGCGATACCTGGACGGAATCCACCCCGACCTTCGAGCAGAAAACCGCCACCTTGAAGATTATGGGCGGCGACGCCGACGTGGATAACTTCCTGAAGTCCACCCGCAACGATATCCAGGACCTGGAAGCGGCCGTGGTCGAGCTTAAGGCCAAAGCCTTAAAGAACAAGTTCGAGGAAGCGTTTATCTACGGCGACGCCTCCCAGAGCCCCAAGCAGTTCGACGGGCTGCGCCTCCTCATCGACACCGCCACGCCGGGCGACCAGGTCATCGCCGCCGGGGCGACCGGCGCCAGCCTGACGCTGGCGATGCTCGACGAGCTGATTGACGCCGTAAAGGGCGGCAAGCCCGACATGCTGCTGATGAGCCGGCGCTCGCGGCGGAAAATCAACGCCCTGGTGCGCGCCGCCGGCAGCATGCTGGATGCCGACCGCGACCGCTGGGGCAACTTCGTCCAGTTCTGGAACGGCATCCCCATCGGCACCAACGACTGGATACTGGATAGCCACACCGTTGCCGACGGCGTGGAAACCGCCACCACCGGCGGGGAATCGTCCACCATTTACGCCTTCCAGCTTGGCGAGGGCGCACTGGCGGGGCTGACCAGCCCGGGGCAGATGACCGTCGAACGCATCGGCAGCCTGGAGACCAAAGACGCCAGCCGTACCCGGGTCAAGTGGTACGTGTCGCTGGCGCTCTTTTCCGCGCTCAAAGCGGCGGCGCTCATCGGCGTGCAGGACTAGCAGAAGTACTGGCAATCCCCCTTAATCCCCCTTTTTATAAAGGGGGAGATAGCACGACCATGATGGCTAACGGGGCGTCTAAGAGGGGTGCAGACCCCTCTTATAAAATTAAATCCCCTTCCCTGCCTAAATCCATCAGGGAAGGGGATAAAGGGGATAGGTTACTAAAAAGGGAAACATTCCCTCTTTAAAAGGAGAAAACATGGCATTAAGTGTATTAGAGCATATCGAACACCCTTTCGCCAGAGGGAACCTTACCCCCGACGGCGTTCAGTGGTCGGCGGAGAAGACCACCTCAAGCGATGACTACGAGACGGTCGAGCAGGTGACGGTGAAGCCGCCAGCGCTGGGCACCATCCTGGAGTTCGAGTTCGGCCTCACCGGCGCTCTGAAGTCGAGCGGCGCGACCGAAGACGTCAAATTCAAGTGGCAGGCGCGCAACAAGGGCGGCACCTGGGTTGACCTCCACGATGAGGTGACCTACGCCGCCGACGCCTCAAGCTACCGTGAGTACACCTACTCCGGACGGCGCGGCCCGCAAGTAAACTTCGACGCCGTGCCCTTCGAAATCAGGCTGGTGATTAAGTCCGGTTCGGCGGGCGGCGAGAACGCCGTCGCTAAGACCAAGAACTCAAGCTACGTCAGGCTAATCTACGCCGCGGCGTGAGGAGAGCGATGGACTTCATCCGCGATACCAACCTCATCCTGTTCCTGCCACTCTATGAACTGGATGGTGCGACCATTCGCGACAAATCGGCTTATGGCCGGAGTTGTCCGGTCACCGGGGCGGCCTTCGGCTCGCAGGGACGGCTCTTCGACGGCAGCGATGACCAGATAGACTGCGGCGTTATCGGCCAGCCCCTCGATACCGTCGAAATGTGGCTGAACCCGCTAAAACAGATTACGCCCGCCAGCTCAAGCGGAGCGGTGGTGAGGCTGTCATCGGCCTACGGGGCAGTCTTCGGTGCCTGCACCGGCCTCGTCGACAACGAAACGCTGACCATCGTGGAGACCACCGGCGGTCAAAACCGCCGGACCGCCGTCACCGGCTACGTCTTCGAGGCGCGGTTCTACCACGTCGTTTTTGCCTGGCATAACGCCCGGAGCCGCTATGACTTTTACATCAACGCCGAGCCGCAGATTGTGGTAGCGGCGCCAGCCGGACACGTGCCGCAAATAACTTCGGACAGTTTCATGCTGGCGCGGCGCGAGCCGTCGAGCGACACCTGGGGAAATATCCTGTGCGGCGAGGTAAGGGCTTACAACCGTGCCCTCGCCTATCCCGAAATACGGCAAAACTACCTGGCTACCAGATGGAGGTACCAATGAACCTGAGCGACCTGCGAACCATCGTACGGCGCGAACTTCACGACGAGGACGCAAACCACTACCGCTGGACTGATGATGAGCTTGACCGCCACATCGCCCGGGCGGTGGGCGAGTTTTCCGAGCACCTGCCCGGTGAGCAGAAAGCCACTCTGGCGACCACCTCCGGCTTGCGGGAGATAGACATTACGGGCCTGGCCGACCGGATAATGGTCGAGGCGGTTGAGTACCCGGCAGGCAAGTTTCCCCCGAGATACCAGCGCTTTTCTCTCTGGGGCGAGACCATCACCCTGCTCGGCGACGAAGTTCCTGATGGCGGAAACGCTTACATTTATTACGGCAAGCGGCACACCCTTGATAGCCAGGGCACCAGCATCCCCAGTCGCTATTATGACCTGGTCGCCGCTGGCGCGGCGGGCTACGCCGCCATTGAGTGGGCGGCCTACGCCGTAAACCGGGTGAACACCGGCGGCAGGTTCACGCCCCGCGAGTTCCTGGACTGGGGAAAAGAGAGACTGGGGTTTTTCCGGGACGAGCTGAAACGGCTGGGACGGCGCAACCGCGCCAGGGTGAGTTCTCTCTATCGCCCTTATTACCCGGTAGTGTCGCTGACTAGTGATTTATGAGAAGCCTGACGCCAACCCTTACCGCCGCGCAAAAAGCTCCCAGCCGGCTACCTTATGTCAAACTGAAAGTCAAAAACACCACCGCCGGCCTGGTGCGCCTCGACTGGGAGCGCCTCTACGCCGGCAGCGAGGCCGATTACCGCCACGCCGCCACCATGCCCGGCGACGGCTCGCTGCTCCGGGTGAGGGTTGACCCGCAGGATAACCATAAACTCTACCGCCAGCGGGTGACCGACCCTGCCCCCGGCGCCGACTTCAGCCAGTGGGCATACACCAGCCATTACGGCAGCCTGGCAGTGGCCGCCGCTTCGCTGGGTGCCGAAGCATCCATCTTCTGGATAAATGACAGCCGCGAAATCCGCCAGGCCAAAAGCACCGATTGCGGCGCAAGCTGGGGCGGCCCTATCCTCATCGGCTACTCACCAACCACCCTGGTCGGAGGACTGGCCGCCGCTTACAAACCGGGCGGCGACATCACCCTTCTCTTTAGTGACCAGGAGACCCTCTACATCGTCAAGCGCACCGGGGGTAACTGGGGAACGGAGACCGCCTGGGATAAGACCACCGGCAACCTCTCGAGCCTGGCCGCCGTTTATGACGGTGACTGGCACCTGCTGCTCTCCGGCCGGGACACCGAAGGCAACTACCGGCTCTGGTCGCTGGTCTGCGGCGACGGTGATGAGCAGGCTGCCGGAACCTGGTCTGACTTAAAAACCGTCGCTCAGGCCCCATCGGACGGCGACTACCGGTACGGCGGCGTCTTCCTCGACATCCCCGATGTCCACCGCGCCTTTTTCAGCGAGCAATACGAGGGCACCGAGGCTTACCAGCGTCCTTTCTTCAGCCACACCCTCCCCGAGGCCAGTTTTCTGGATAACCTCTGGCGCGAGCCGCTGCCTTTTGACCTCCAGGCAGGCTACGGCCTGGCCCTCACCCACCATGGCGACCGGGCGTGGCTATCCGCCCCCTTCGGCGTCTGGCGCGCCAGTCTTACCGAGAAAAGCCTCGACCTCAGCGGCGACGTGCTTTCCGCAAGAGAAAAGCTTACCGCTACCGGCGGCGAGCTTGAAATAGAACTGAGAAACGACGATGGCCGCTACGCCTTGCCGGGGACGGGCGAACTAGCGCTGCTGGAAATCGGCAATGAAGTTGAGTTTAGCCCCGGCTACATCACCCCTGACGGTAAGGAAACCAGCGACGGCCAGTCTTTCTGCCTCGAAGCTTTCGAGCACACCAGCGCGCCGGGCAGAGCCACGCTGGTGCTCCGCGCCTATGACGGCTGGCGGCTGCTGGGTAACTTCCGCGCCGGCCACCAGCTCCGCTGGAACAAGGCCGGCGAAGAGCTTAACGTCAAGGGCATCCTGGCGTTCGTACTGGCAAGAGCCGGCCTGAGACTTGAAGTGAAATCCCAGTCGGACACTATCGGCAGTTTCTACCCCGACTTCACCTTTAAGCCCGGCGACCGCGGCGACGCCGTCATAAGGCAGCTGCTTGATTTCGTCCCCGACGTTCTCCGGCTGGAAGGCGCTGCCGCTTACCTCATCAACCCCCGTTCTGATGACCCTGCCGATTACGGCTACGGCACCGGCCATGCCATCTTTGAGGGGAGCTACGCCAAAAGCGCTCCCGGTCAAAACCTGGTCGAAGTGGAAGGTAGAGACCCCGAGAGCGGCGAGCCAATCATCGTAAACGTCTTCGACTGGGATGAGATAGGCCGTCTCGACTACCGGCGGTTTCGCGTTGGGGACAGCAACCTTTCGTCGGTGATGCAAGCCCGGGCAAGAGGCGAAAGCGTCTTGCGAAAAGCCGCGATTGCCAGCGGTGGGGGGTTTACCCGGGTGCCGGTTAACTGCGGCCAGCAGCTCTACGACATCATCGAAATAACCGACCCAAAAGCCGGTATGGACGCCGTGAAGAAACGGGTTTTACAAATCGGCCTCGACTACCAGCCAGCCCGCGCCCGCTACGAGATGCGGCTGGGACTGGGGGACGTGTAAAACGGGAGTATATTATGAGCCTCAAAAAAGCCGTTCTCAAGAGTTTCAGCCAGGAGAGTTATACCGCCACCGTCCAGCTAAGCGGCAGCTTGAAGGCCTACCTGGAAGACATTGCCGTCGCCCGAAACCTGCCCGCCGCCGAGATGACCGCGGGACGCAAAGTCGCCGTCATTTTCTTTGATGAAACGAATGCCGGGGAAGCGCTGGTGGTTGCGGTCTATACCTAGCCGGCGCGCTGCAGTTTCCGCCAGTGCCCGGGGACGGGCATATCCTTTCTGGCGGGTACGGCTGGCTGAGAAACTGTCTCATCCTTGCGGACGAAATGCAGCGGGCTGGTGCGGCTGATTGCCTCCGCCGAGCGGTCAGCCGGGCGGACGCGCCCTGCCGGGGCGACCGGCACCGGCGTAAAGCCGATGCGGCGGGGAGCCCTGACTGCCGGAGCAGCCTGCGGCGGGACAAAGGAAACGCCGGGGATTTCAGGCACCGCCTTTTCTGCCGTTGGCTGAGGCGCTATCGCTTCGGGAGAGACGCCAGGCGGCTTTTCTTCCAGCGTGCGGTAAAGACGGCCAATCAACTTTTCCTGCTCGGCAGTGCTCTTTGCCA